TCATTCCAAAACGCATCAATGTCCATGCCGTAGAACAACGATTGAGCAGAATATTTTTGTAGACAGCCAGAAAAACGACTGTGCCTTTTAAAAGGCACTGCTTCTAATAGTTCAATGCCATCGGGAAGATGCAGCACGATTTCAGAATGGTCCTCGGCTTCCCAGCCAATCGCGCTAACTCCGAGCTTCATTGATAAATGCCTCCATCTCTTGCATCACTTCATCCTTGGAAAGCCAATAACCACTTTGCGTGGCCATGGTGCTGTAATCGTAAGAAATTCGATCCCCAGAAGCGATTTGCGCATTCGGAAAAAACTTGTCAATAATGTCCAAAGTTTCAATGGGAGGCGGAAACAGATTGATTACACCTTCGCCTTTTACCGATTGAATGTCTTGCCATAGACGATTAAGTGGATACCACTGATAGGCCGAGTTGCCGTTGATTTGCTCCACATTATTATCATTAAGCAAGTCAAATAAAATGTTCTTTTTAATGAGCGGATGAAAGACAGCGGGGAGCCGCACAATGCAAGTGTTAAAAGCAAGCGTGTTTTGGATAAGTGTTTCAAATAGAAGCCTGTTGGAGCCGTAACCCAATGGGCCAAAATGTGTCCAAAAGTCTTCACTTGCTCCGCAGTCAGTATGTTGATAAATATCAATGGTAGAAATAAGAATTACTTTTGTCGCCCAAACTGTCGTCAATACATCGACAATGGAAAGAATATTGTTTAAATCTTTTGCTGGGTCTTGATTAACTAGCCACTTCGTCGCGGGCAGACATGCAAGATACAGCTCGTCTACTTGCCCCGGCATATTGGCAATATTCGGCAGCTCGTGAATGTTGCTGGAATTAAAGGTGGCATCAAAGTTAGTAGATTGCTGCAAAACTCTGCCAATTAAACCAGTGTCTCCTAAAAGGACTTTCATGGGCTTCAAGCTTTGCCTTACTATACTGGCACAGCTTGTGGTTGCTGCCTAAAGTATTTAACCGTGCATTTGCAGCGTGCTCCACATGCACAACGCACACCAGGCATGGGAACGCTGCCAATAGGCACGATGCCACGCGCTGCATAGCCAAGGCAGTCTTGGCAATGCACTGCTTGAGCATCCAAGATGCGGCGCATCAACGAAAACCCACGTTGTTGCTCGCGCATTTCTGTGCCTTGCCAATAAGAGCCCCGCACGCTCTGAGCATAGAGGCCAATACGAGCAACAGCCATAGGGGCAGAAATACGGCCATCCAAAAGGTCACGTACAAAACCTTGTAGATAAGTGTATTCCGCACGGAGGCGTTGGCCGATGCGACCATATTCCGCGCTGCCCATTTCGGCCCTTCCGCCGTAGCCAATGGTCGCTGCTTGAATGTGCGCTGCTTTAATTGCTTCACGAACGCTTCCCTGCCATTGATCAAGCGTAATTGAACCGTCTCCTAACATCCGCGTGAAACGCTTTAGTTGCGCCTCCAGCTTGTCAATGCGACCATCAACAAGCTTACCCACTGATGTTTTACTTAGGAATCGGCCTTTCTCGTCACGATAACGTCCACTGCGGCGGTCATAAGACCATTCAGCGTCCATCCTGATAGACATAACGACGCTGCTGAACGAAGATAAGTCATTCAGCATTGTCAGCCTCTAGCAGCTCTTTGAACTGTGCTGGAGCTTCTTCCTTCCATTGCTTCATAGCATCCTCGATGTCTTCGTCCGAAATAAACGCAGCCTCGTCAATGTCAGCAAGCATTAGCCCTTCCACTTTCATGGGCTCAATAGCATCCACTTTGCTGCTAACAAGCTTTGCTGGTCCCCGACGATCAGGATCAGGGTCAGCTTTACGCTTGCGGGCTACAATCGTCTGTCGCTCTTCCTTGTTCATGGCTTGGGCCTTTGCCTTGGGTAGGCACTTGGGCTTACCTTCCTTCTCTTCGCGACCGCCGCATTCGCCAAGGATTTCTCCATTGGCTCCAATCCTCACCCATTCTTCCTTGAACCACTTGTCAAGATCGTCGTAATTCACGTCACCATCGTCCCCCTTGAAGCCACTGCCACCACCGTGCTTCTTGGAATAAAGTTCTTTGTATTTCTGAACCATGTATGCGCTGGCATAAGCGCTCGGCCATACTTTGAACTTTGACTTTGTAGCAGCAATGGCTTGCTGGTGAAGATCCTTGTCTTTGAACTGCACGTCGCCCCTGACCTTTTCAAGGTCGCGAGGCAAGAACAATCCTGCTGCATCTTGCACCTCACGGCTTCCGTCCATCGGCAGAGTGCCATTCTCTTCGTTCATTGGGTCGCGCCCACCAGGAGGCACTTTCATCTCACCGCCGGGCTGCGGCAGTTCACGGGGAAGCGATGGGTCGAGAGTGAGTTCCATTGACCATTCAGAACCGCCATAACGGGCCTCTGCCACTTCTTTCGGGTGGAGCACGCCAAGTTGGATGTAACGGCCGTCTACTGCCGCCACGCGAGCCCTCACGTCGGCCTTCTCCCTTTCATTCAGTTCAAACAAGTCGTTGAAATGAATGCGCCATGAATCAGGCACTTGTCCATTGGTGGGACCGTCTTTGCTCAGAAGAATCATCTCCATGAGATGCTTGATTGGGCGCTTGAATCGAGATGCCTGATAGTCACCCAACATTTTTGCAAAGTCACGCTCTTCGCTCCGGCCAGTGGAGCCCAATCCGCTAGGGCTTTCCCCAAAAAGAATGGTGTGAGGAATTTGTGAGGCGCCAATAATATCAATGCGCAGTTTCTCCAGGATTTCTCCAATGCCACCAAAGTTGCGGCTAATGAATTCCAGCTCTTCTTTCTCTGCGTCAATTGCATAGCCGCGATACACGCTCTTGCTCATGTCGTTCAAGATCAGGCGATCGCGCACGTCCTTTTCTTTGCCAGCAGCAAGCATCGTGGACAGGCCGCGAAGTTTATGCACAAAGATGTCAAATTCAGTAAGAAGCGTGGCTGCAGAACTAATGCCAGTGGAATAGAAACGAAAGCTGTCATAAACACTCTGCAGACTGCTCATCCCCCACCCATAGTTCCGCTGCCTGATCCTGTAGGGAAGCCATTCCCCATCAAACCTCAGGATCCTGTCTTTGTGGATGTAAGTGAGTTGTGGCTGGCGAATGAGGTCGCCAGAAATGATTTGATAGTAAGTGGCCTTGGAATAGTCGTAGAGACTTTCCTCGCTGATCACTGGGGCAATCTGCCAGCGATCAAGCACTTCCATACCTTCAATACTGCGGATGTTCCGTCGATCTACGGGCTGGTTTGCAGGGCGCCCGTCGTCGATGTACAGAAGAATAACTGCGCCGCCAAAAAGTCGTGCATTTTTACAAGCAAGACCGAGGTTCTCAAGGATGTATAAATCCTCGATAATTTGCTCAATGCCAGCCACCTCTTCAGCGGCAGCACCTTCTCCACCAAACAGCACCTTGAAACCCTTTCTAGTGGCTTGTTCGGCAACAATGTCCACAATTCGCTTGGGAATCCACTCGGAATAAAGGTTTTCTAGTTCTTCCTGTGTGAGAAAGACGATGGGCTGGGCGGAAGTGAATTGGCTTTTGTCGCGACCAGTGCCCATGCCTGTGAGGGCATTCACCAGACCGTCCACTCGCAGGCTCTCATTGCCGTTGTGGCCAAGATTGACGATTTCTTCCGACATTTTCCCGCATTATGTGTTGCATCCATGCTAACTGGTGGCTACAGTAGCCACGATGTCCATTTAATCATGCCCACTCCCATTGAATTTGTCTTCACTGATGAAGAACGTCAATTGGCCATGGAGGAAGGACTGAGGCGCCAGGGCTTTAATGAAAGCAAAGGCTTGCGCGGGCGTAATGGCGGAGCCTGGAAGGGAAGCAAGGCTCTGGATATTCATCTACTGGGCGCGGCGGGGGAAATGGCAGTGGCCTCTTATCTGGGCATGAAACCTTTGCTTTATCAAGAAACTGAAGCTAAGCGCGGCTCTGATGATCTGCCTGGCATTGACGTAAAAACCAGAAGCAAGCATAAATATGACTTGATCGTCCAAAAAAACGAAAGTCCGAAAAAGAAGTTTGTCTTGGTTACGATTGAAGACAAGACCACCCTCATCCATGGCTGGTGCTATGGAGAAGAGGCGATGGAGGAGAAATATTGGGCTGATCCTGCCCGTGGACGCCCTGCATATTTTGTCCCTAAAGAAAAGTTGCGCAGCATGGATGAACTTGCATGAAGCTTAAATGCAGTGAATTTGCCAAGCTAGTTCTGCAATTAGAGTTGTGGCCTGAGCAGAAGCGCATTCTTGATTCTTATTTTGGTGGAGACAAGACGCACGCTGTGTGGGCACTAGGCCGACGCTGTGGTAAGACGCTCATGGCCTCCATTGCAGCGCTCTATGCCTGCTTTGTTCTGGAAGATCAATACAAGAGGCGCGTAAGAAAGTCGGAAAAGTTTTACATCCTCACCATTGCAAACGATCAAAGCCAGGCCAAGCTTGCCCTGAACAACATCCGTCAATTGTTGATGGACTCTCCCTTGGTGGGTGAGATCACTAGGGAGACGGCCACTGAGATTGAAGTGAGCAATAATTGCGTGTTCCAGGCCATTCCCGCATCAGCTCGTGCTTCTCGTGGTAAAGCCGTGGTGATGCTAATCATGGACGAGCTGAGCTTTGCCATTGAAGGCGATGCCAACCGTGGCGCCGGTGCCATCTACCAAGCCCTGTCTCCCTCCATCGCTCAGTTTGGCAAGCACGGTCGC